GCTATATGTAAATAATGATGCAAATACATCAGCAAATACAGGTGTTGGTACACAAAATACGCTATCAATTAGAAATTTAGGTACTTCACCAGCTTACGGTGGCTGTATTAATTTAACGTATATTTCCCAAACAAATACGTTTAATATAACATCGAGTTCAGAATCTTCAGTTGTTGTAAGACCAAACTTATAATTTAAACTTTTTATACAACCTCTTAGCTTCTAAATCTTTGTTATTTTCATTGCTAAGTTGTTCAATTAAACTGTTCATATCATTATATGAACCATCGACAGGTGAAACTGTGTTGCTCTCACCTATAAGATCACCATCAACATCTAAATACTGTTTAATAATATGTACACGTTCTTGCGGTGAGCCAAATACCTCAATTATTGCAGGGCAATCAAAAGATGGTAAAAACGGTGTAGACCCTGGTTTAATATGATGTGAGTGTAAAATAGTTTTAAAAATATTATCAATTTCAGTTATATATTCTTGATCTATTTCACGCATACTATCGTCTACAATTTCTACTGGTGCTGCTTTAGTGATTGGTATAAAAAATACTATATCTAAAAATTTAAGACTTTCTCTAATTAAAGGTATACATTTATCCATAAATGATTTATCTATATCAGTGGTTTGTTTTTCAAACGACCAAAGGGAATAGATAATATTATCTAAAGGACATCTATCAAAAATAACTTTATCTTTTTTACCATACTTTTGTATTTCATCAAGCATATGATTAAGAATAGCCCATTGACCTTCTTTATTTGCTTGCTTGCTATGTGGGTAATTCTTTTCTTTTAGAATTTCCCGGTATGTCTGGCTTTCACCTTTATATAATGGCCACTCTTTAAGAAAGTCAGAAATAAGGGTAGACTTACCTTGACAGGCTGTACCCGAAATTGCAATACGCATACTAGTAATTATACTACTAGATGCAATATTTCAAATATATTTTTTATTGTCTGACTCGGCGAAACCGACCTAATGTATCCTGCACTATCTTCTCACCTGGTTGGAGATTTGCAGCTACTTTACCATATTGAGCTTTATTAGCTAAATTTTGCATTTGTTCACTACCTTTAACCTCAGTGGATGCTGGTTGGTCTGCTGCGAAACCACCTGGAGGTGCAGTTGGTGTTGGAGCTACTGGTGGTCCTGCTGGTTCTTCAGGACCTAATGCTTCAGGTGGTGTTGTTAACCCCGCTGCTTTATATTGTGCCTCTACATCTTCAGGTCCTGTACCCGGAGGTGCTTCAGGTTTTGGTAATGCACTACCGTCAGCTTCTTGTTCGGGTCCACTTAACCCGGTTGCACCAGCTGCTGCTTGACCAATAAGGCTGCCTGCCCCACCTACTGCTGCACCGATTGCTCCACCTTTAAGCGCTCCTTTTGCAGCACCCTTAAGCCCGCCACCGCCTTGAGCACCTTTAATTGCACCACCAACCGCACCGACTGCACCGCTTACACCAGCTGATTTTAATGCAGCTAATAACCCAGGTGTTAATGCAGGTAAACCTATACCACCCGTAGCTAAAGCAATTGCTCCTATAAGCCCAATTGCACCTGCAGCAGTAAGTGCTTTGTTGTTTTTCATCCAATTCAAAGCCTTAGAAATAAACCCTCCCCCACCTGCTGCTGGTGCTCCAGGTGCTGGGGCTGGTGTTGGTGCTCCAGGTGTTGCTGCTGATGCTCCAGGTGTTGCTGGTGTTGGTGCTCCAGGTGTTGCTGCTGGTGCTGGTGTTCCTGATGCTGGTGCTTTACCACCTGCTTTTAACTGACCTTTAGCGTCATAATTTGCTTTTAAATAAGCCTGTAATTGTTGCACTTGCGTTTTTACTGCAGGGTCATTTGCTTCTTTACCAATTGTACCCAATATACTTCTCAATTTTTGTAAACCACCTGCACCAATACCTTCAGTAATAACTTTATTATTAATATCATGCGCAAAACCTATCAATTCAACCATTGCAGATAAACTTTCATTTGTTTGTGTGCCTGCAATTTCTTTTGCTACTTTTGGATCACCTTCTTTATTAATAAATGTTTGTAATGCCTGAGGACCACCTTGAGCTGCCTTTGCAAGTTCTTCCTGCTTTTGTTTTGGTATCTTACTGATAATCATCTGCAACAACGGTTGCAAAAGTTTTTGCTGTACAGCTTGTGCACCTGCTTGTATACCTTGTTTTGCTTTTTGTACTAAACCACCAAAGACTTCATTGCATAATTCTTCATCACGTTCGAGTAAATATGCAATTGTATTTAAATCTCTATTCCAACTTTCACGCAATATACTAGTTACTTGATAGCTTTCATACATTAAGCTATAATCTGTTTGAAATTTATGAAAAGGAGTATTTGAGTAATAATCTTTTTTTAAATTTTCTTTTGTGTCGCTTTGAACAGACTCATTAACAGTTTGGTTAACTGCATTTTTATACATGCTAAGGTATAGATCACCTATTTGATTAGAACTTGTATTGCTAGGCATAATATTATTTATGTCTATCGTTCATTATTTCTTTTAAGTTTTCTTCTGTCCACATAGCACATAATATATTCCAAACAGCTGCTGCTGCGTGATCTTCGCTCTTATCATCTAACCACCATTTTGTTAAATGGCGCTGAGCTGAATCATAATATACCGATAAAGGCATACCTTTTTTCCAGTTATTCTCACCATATTTTAAAGCGCCGTCAAGATATCTTTTAAGAACTCTATTAAGCTCATTGTGAGGTATCAAACTCATTCTTAATTTATCTTCACCTGTATCTCTATGTGCTCCAGTTTCAAATTCTCTATTCATATAAACACTTCACTACCATACGTTTTGTATATCCAATCATCTGGTGATATATACTCCTTAGCTCTATTGAAATTATCTAATACTGCATGATAATTTTTAGTGTAAAAACTATCAGATAAATTATAAAGAATTTCAGTCAATTCTTCATATGTATCAAATTGGATTATACCGTCTTTGTTAAAATATTTAATAATGTTGTTAGTGCCACAATATATTGGTATAGTACCTGTTAAAAAACAATCGATAATTTTATCCGTAAAAAAATCATCAACTTTTTGATTTTCTACTTGTACTGAAAAATAATAATCTTTTACTGTTTCTAACTTTGGTGTGTAATATTTAACAAATAAAGGACCTACAACATCTACAAACTTAAACTTATCATCTTTTTTAAGTTTTTCACCTATTTCGTGTCTATGTCTATGACCGGTCCACCATTGCTTATTTGAATAGTAAAATGAAACTAATTTATTTTTAGAGTATATTTTAAAATCATCTTCACTATCAAGTAAGGTGGTACCCCATGGGTACCATTTGCATTTTGCATGATTTTCTGAAAGTTCCTTGTTGTGGGTCAATACTAAATCAAAAACATCTGTAAAATCTTGAAATTTACGGTGAAAGTTATATGATTCTCCGCAACCATCAGGTGGCTCAAGTAACATATGTATATTGCGCCTACCTTTAAAAATTGGTTTTTTTAGGTTATATAAATTACTATCAATTTCGTATTCGTGTAAAGTCCAAACGGTAGTGTTGAAACCAAAATAAAATAATGGTGCTCGATCTGTCCAAATTACTGTTCTAATATCTTCAGGTATTTCACTATCTGGTGGTATATTTGCATGACTTTCAACTAACGGTCTTACCCATGTTACATGTTTTGATTTAATTCTTGGTGAAAAACTATATGAATCAGTTATACTACGACCGTTTTCAGCTGTAGAATTAAAAACTGCTCCATGATCTCTCTCTGTATCCTTAAATAGAATTCTCATTATTGTTATATTTACAACTAACAATGATAATTCAAGTATCTTTGAGCAGCTTTAGCTGTGTTGTTACCTTTATTTTTTTGTCTAGCTTTTACTGCTTTAGCTTTTGAACAGCTTAATTTACCGCCACCTGCAGCTCTTTTTAAAATACCCGGTCTAACCGGATCATGTATTGTTTTTTCAACGGTTTGTTTTGCTAATTGAATTTCTGTTTTTTCAATTTCTTTGCCAGCATACCTACCTTTATGCTTTGGGTCTTGTTTAACTTTATAAAAAACTGTTCTGCCACTAATACCACCCTTACCTTTATTATTTTTAATCTTTGTTATAACACCTTTGGTTCCAGAGTGTATACAATCAGGATTGATATTTCTAACCTCGTCACCTTTTTTAAGTTCGTTAGCTTTTATGTTACAACCACTCTTTTGCTCTTCTATTATTTTATTATATAGCTCATCAAACCTCATGTATATATTTATGCAAACCCGTATGGCAAAGTAAAATCTTGAACGTTGGTAAGTTTTAAATCTCTAAATATTTCAGTTAAAAATCTATTACCTTCAAGTCTGTGTTTACCAGGGTAAACAATCACCGGGGTTACATTATGTTCTTTAAAACCGTCCTGTTCAATATAAACCAATTTGTTTTGTGCTATATCTACACTTGTTTCAGCATCAGGTATATGGTAATTACTGTAACTACATACACCGTTAACAAAATTTAACTTTTCCCAATTCCTTGTATCTTGATATATGTACAATATATGGAAATTATTATTTTTATATTGTTCTTTAAAGATTTTTGATAATTTAATTAATTCCTGCAAATCATAATTTACAGGGTACATATCTTTTTGAAGATAACAATCATTTTCATACCAGTAATATGTATATTTACTACGTATAAAAAGTAATTTCCTATTATTATCTTTAAGTAACTTTATTAATCTTTCAGCTCTTCTATTATATGTTTCAATAGTAGCTTCAACGTTAACGGGTCCTTCTGGTTCATTAGGTGTTGAACCAGGGTAATGTATTTCATGCACCCATTCAACAGGTCCTTGATTTTTTACACCTGTGTAAATATCTTTAAGTTCTTTTTCAAACAAATAACATAATCCATCTATTTGCGTTATTTGCCAGTCAAATGGGAAGGATGATTTACGCATATAATGCATACCTTGCCCCACACAACACCTATGACCTAAACTAACCATATAGTCATAAGTTGTATCTAAAAAACTGTTTTCTTTTAACCAAAACTTAGGCATTAGACTTTAAGAGCTTTATTCCACACAAGCAACTGTAGCCGTGGGCTATAATTATAATTATGCTCTTTACACCATTCTACAACTTGTGCTGAATTTTGAATAAGCTCATCTCGCGAACCACAGCATGGCATTAACCAGATTCTATCACGGTGAATCTTAAATTTATTAACATATTCTTTTTGAACCTCTTCAATATCAGCTTCACTTTGGACTACAAATTTAAAACATGAACGATTTCGTGCGTGCCATTCCAATGTCTCAGGTATATATCTCTTCTCTTTAGGATCACCGTTAGATGCAAGTTTAGGTGAAACTGTAAAACCTGCCATATAGTTATCAACCCACCTGTCGTCCGGTAAAATTGTACCGTTAGTCTCAAAGTCTATATCTAAAAATATTGTACGATCTTGTTTATCTAAAATATAACTTAAAAACTTAAGTAATTGATTCTGCTGTATTAACGGTTCCCCGCCTGTAATTTTTAGAATTGCACCTTCTTTTAATTTATTAATATAACCAGTATTTTCAAAAAATTCGGTATATATGTCCTTAAAATTATATTTATTCTTAACTTTCCATGATGTGTAGCTATCACAACCAAACGGTGAATCTGGTGATTTAAAACCTATGCATGTAAGGTTACACATTGCAAGTCTCATAAAAACTGACGGTTTACCCATCAGACAACCTTCACCTTCTACGGTAAAAAATACCTTATCATCAGATAAAAACAGTGTATCTTTATTTTCGTTATAATCCATAATATCAAACCCTATATTCATATTGTAAATTGTAACATGTTATTAATCAAGTTTTAAATAAATATATACGATGGGTCACAAATCAAGTCGGTCTAAACAAAAGAGTAAAATAATTGAAACAAATTTAGAGTTAAAGTTTGAAATTAATCAGCAATATAAATTAAATGAAGTTCATAAAGAATTTGTAGTAAATTGTTTTAAACCAAACACAAAAATTGTAATGATAGATGGACCAGCTGGGTCAAGTAAAACATATCTTTCTGCATATGTTGCACTATCGTTATTAAAACAAAAACATGTAAAAGAAATTGTTTATATACGAAGTGTGGTTGAAAGTGCATCAAAAAAATTAGGTTATCTACCAGGTGATGAAGATACTAAGTTCAAACCGTGGAGTTTACCTATGGTAGAAAAATGTGATGAACTCATAGGTATGGTCGAAACAAATAATTTACTTGGTGCTGAGTTAATTAAATGTACACCTGTAAACTTTTTACGTGGTACCACATTTAAAGATATTGCAGTTATAGTCGATGAGGCACAAAACCTTGAAACCAGTGAATTAATAACAATTTTGACAAGATTTGGTAGTAATAGTAAATTGTTTTTAATTGGTGATAGTATGCAAAGTGATATTAACGGTCGTTCAGGGTTTAAAAAAGTTTATGAAGCCTTTAACAATAAAGATAGTAGCGAAAATGGTATTTTAAATTTTAAATTTACAAATAACGAAATAACACGAAGTGAACTATTAAAGTATATTATATCAGTTGTTGAAAATATTAAGAAGTAGTGTTTTTCTTTTTAATATCAATTAATTCTTTTAGAGCATTTTCTAACGGAAAAAAGGTTAACCCTGAAGATGTAGTCTGTGTTTGGACCTTACCTTCAGGGTTAGCTATTTTATCTAATTGAGTAAAAACAGAATTAGCTAAATTTTCAATAGATTTATCTTTTTCTATCTTTACACCTTTTATCATTTTACTTTGATTGAGAACCCCACTTGAGACCATCTAAAGCTTTCTTAAAGCTTAAATTATTCTCTTTATCAACTATATTACCAACTGGTGCTGGAATTGGTTGTCTATTTTTCCCTTGACGTTCAGCAGGTGGCGTCGGGGTGGTTTCCACTTTTGATGCGGTTTCTACTTTCGGTGCAATTGGTTCCGGTTTACTAATTTCATTAATTAATGATTGATTAATATTAGTAAATGTTGGGTTACCTACTTTAACTTTAGCAGAATTCTTTTCGTGTTCCCATACTTCAACATTCTTTACCCAGCAACGACCATTAGTGAGAAGACTTACCCAATTCTGCGCGGTGTGTAGACAATATTCTGCAAATTTTTCAATACCAACACCGTCTTCCATTACACGTAAATCAATAACCCCGCGTTCATTAAGGGTTTTGAATAATTCGATTTGAGGATCTTTCGACCAAACTACAGTGGTATGGTCAAACATATGCTCTAAGACACTTTTAAGTTCCTTAGCAGCACCAAAATCTACCACCCAATTATTTGAATCAAGATGGGTACATGCAAAAGTAAATTTTGCAATAAGTCTATAACCATGCAAAAACTTACAGTGAGACTTAGCAAACGGCTGACGGAATGCGCAAGAACCGAGTTCAATAACCTTAGTACTGTAATATGTCATATTCAATTATATTACGATAGTTCCTATTTAAATCAAGAAATCAATATACCTGTTTGTTCTAAAAACTTTTGAGCATAGTAATTAAGCTGTTTAATAGATGAGTTATCTATAACATTTTCTATTTTTTTAACATCGCCGCTATATTTGTACTTATCATTAAACCATTTAATGAATTGCTTATTAGCTTTAAAATTTTTTGATGTTAAAGCAGGGTTGTTTATATATTGTTGAGATTGTATAGTTGAAGGGGAACCTGTATTGTCATCTGTTTTATTAGATTTTGCTGGTAAGTAAGATGGGTTAAATGTTTGAAGATAATCTGTGTATCTATCCATTTTATTTTTCCATTGCGCAAGTTTTTCACCACCTTTTGCAATTGCTTTAAACGGATTAAAGCCTTCATTTGTAATAACTTGTTTAAGTATTTGTATAATATCATCATCAGTCATCCCTGCATGTTTGAGATACTGCTGTATTTCATCAAAACAGTTGCTGGTGTAAATTTGTTGCAAATATTCCTCACCCGGTTTACCTTTTAATTTTTCAGCAATTTTATTTTTAATTGGTTCTAAATTATCAGGTATAGGTAAAACACCAGATAAATCATGCACACCCATTTGAGAGCCTAATGGTATATAAATTACCGCTTTACCGCGAAAATCTTCACTTAAAATATAAGCCTCATATGTTGTTGCTTTATCAAAACCGTGTTTTATAGTCGGGTCCACTTTAAATCTAAATTTACGTAAACCCTTGCGTTCAAAATGCTGTTCAAAAATATTTAAAACACTAGTCATATTGCAATTATTTATACTCTAAAATGTCATAAAACACTTTATAAAATGACTTAGCCTTTATAGGTTTTGTGTTTTCATGCAACCAAAATGGTTCCATATATTCAGCTTCACCAGGTACATCGGTATACCAAGTATCAAAATTTAAAGTTTTGTACTTTAACCCGTAATTAATAACACTTAAATACATCTCCTCGGTTTTAGGGAACATTTCTGTATTGACTAACTTATCCACCAACTCGTTATAATATTTATACATTATATCAAACTTTTCTTTTTTACCACCCCAAATTGTACCTACCACCCACCTGCAATCCCATAAAAGTTCTTTATTAAAATAATTTTGTATTTCGGGTTGTAACATTAAAAACCATGTTGAATTGTAACCATCAAACGGTGCATTTAGTTCCGTAAAGAACCACTCTTCTTTATTAACAAGTTTGTCTAAAGAAATACCTAATTCAGGTGTAAAAACACATTCTTTATTGTGTGGGTATTTTGATAATTTATATCTTTCAATAGCTATACCTTCACCTAACTCAGTACCACCGTATTTTATAGGTACTTTACTTGCTTCAGTAATACCTGCATCAATCCATACAACATTTGTTTTACCCCATTTGTTGTTATATGCTTGTTCTGCAAAATAAAGTTTTGTATGGCATAAAACCTCACATCGATGGTAATATCTATATTCAGGGTTAACATATTTTTCTTTCTTTTCTAATATTGTGTTATAATGTCTATATGTAGATAAATCATGAACCCGTATTTCATATTCAGGTAATACACCGTGATTATATGTTTGTAAAAATTCGCGAATAAAATGCTCTGTTTCCTGATCTGTATAAATTATTATAGGTAAGTTAAAGTTTAAGATATTGATCAATGAAGGAAAATATGTTATTACCGGATACCCCCTACCACCTATAGGTTGTGTATACTTTACATGATAGAGGCATGTTACTAATACCGTATTGTTCATAGAAAATATTTAAAAAATAAACTTGAAAATAAAAGGAAAATAGTTAATATAATCGTATGTCCAATAATAAAGGGTACGACTGGTTAGGCGATGTTAAAGATGAGCTTCAAGGAGAGAAAGATACACAAGCAAAATCTATTCTCGGTAATACATGGGCTGATACTTATGTACCACCAATCAGAACATATGATTCTGACTTGCGTGTTGATGATAATTATATAAATTCGTTACCTGATCTACAAAACGGTCCGAGTAGTTTAATTCAAGGTGCTGCTGTAGAAATTCAGCAAGTTGGTATACATAATTTTAGATTACCGTTACTCTACCATTGTAGAGATGGGGGAAATATAACTCTCGAAACCAGTGTTACCGGTACGGTTAGCCTCGAAGCTCATAAGAAAGGTATTAATATGAGCCGTATAATGCGTAGTTTTTACGATTATAAAGATAAGATCTTTAATATTGATATTATTGAAGAGGTTCTCAATCATTATAAAGGTAAACTTAACGCATTTGATGCACGTATCATGATGAAGATAAGTTATCCTATTATCCAACGTAGTTTACGCAGTGATAATAAAGGTTATCAATATTATGATGTAACTCTTGAAGGTGATCTTGATGCAAATGGTAGTTTTAAGAAATATTTGCATTTTGACTTTGTATATAGTTCAGCATGCCCTTGTTCGTATGAATTAAGTCAACATGCTGAAAAATATCGTAATAGAGCTGTGGTGCCTCATAGTCAGCGTAGTGTGGCACGTATAAGTGTTCAGTTCGATAAGATGGTTTGGATAGAAGATCTTCATGATCACTGCTTAGATGCACTTAGAACTGAAACACAAGTTGTTGTAAAACGTGAAGATGAACAAGCTTTTGCTGAGCTTAATGGATCATACCTTAAATTTGTTGAAGATGCAGTACGACTTTTATATGCTAAACTAAATGATGATTCTCGGATAAATGATTTTAAGATTGTTGCATCTCATCAAGAAAGTCTTCACAGTCATGATGCTATAGCAGTTATTGTAAAAGGTATACCTAACGGGTTTAGACCTGGTGTACCTCGTGAAGTGTATAATAGCTTGATTCATGTACCTCGATAAATACAATTATGGGATACGCATTTGAAAATAAGATATTAAACGTCAGTCAAAGTAAACAAGCTGCTTTGTTGGGTCCAGCAAAGACTGCTGCAGCTAAACCCGATACAGGGGTTACTGTTACTAAACGTTCAGCGTATTTTGTAATTAGAGATTGTGCCAAAATTACCGAAAAATACCTTATTCACTACATATGGGGTGAGTTAAAGAACCCTATTGATAAATTAGAAGGTATTTTTACAAAAGCTGAGATCGAAGATTTCTTATCTAGATCAAAACGTGATATTGAAACACAACAATTGTGTACTCTTATTGTTGAAGATATAAAAAAGAAAAACAAACTTGAATCTACAACTATTGTTAAACAACCAACTAAAGTTGTCAATAATACCTTAGATTTTACAGAATTTGATAATGAAAAAATCTATGGTGATTACGATACAGACACCAGTAAAGATGATGTAATAGATATACCACTCGAGGTTTTACCTGAAAAAGAGAAAACATTGTTCGAACTGTTCCTTGAAGCTTTCAAACCTAAATCATAAATAGATTTATGAGTGATAATACTGATAGCTTTGACATGGAATTACCTGATATTCCTATACCGGGTGAGCAAATTAATGCGGATATTGAAGATACTATACCTGTTGGTTTTAAATTTTGCTTTGTCGGTGCAGGGCAAGGTGGTTCTCGTATTGCAGAAACGTTTTATAAGCTCGGTTATAAACGTGCATGCGTTATAAACACAGCTGAACAGGATTTAGCAACAATCGAAGTTCCTAATAAACTTAAAATTGGTGATTCTTCAGGTGCAGGAAAAAATAGAAACGTTGCAAAACAGGTTATTACCAATAATAAAGAAGACGTATTAGATCTTTTTAGGAAATCGTTTGGTGGTAACTTTGATAGAGTCTTTATATGTGCAGGAGCTGGTGGTGGTACGGGGTCAGGTACTGCAGCTGAATTAGTTCAAATAGCAAAAGACTATCAAGACTCGGTTAAATCTACTACTAATAAAGTAGGCGTATTTTTAGCATTACCAAAAAACACTGAAGGTAAGAAATGTGCTGAAAATGCATACGAAACCTTAAATGAGGTGTTAAAATTAGTGGATGACGGTATTGTTTCACCTCTTATTATAATTGATAATGAAAAAATTAATACAATATACCCAAGACTTAGTATCAACCAGTTCTGGTCAACGTCTAATAATAGCGTTTGTAGTTTGTTTAATTTATTTAATACTATTATAACAAAAAATAGTAGCTATACATCGTTTGACAATAAAGACTACAAGACAGTATTAGATAGTGGTGTTATAGTTTTCGGTGCAACTCAAGTCACCCAATGGTCGGATGGTACAAATATATCAAAAGCTATGAGAGATAATCTTAAAAAGAACATTCTTTCTGGTGATATAGACCTTTCAACCGGTACAGTTGCAGCAGCAGTTGTCGTAGGTGATTCATCTGCATTAGAAAATATACCTCAGGAATATCTTGACCAGGCATTTGAACAGTTGACAAGAATGCTAAAAACTAATTCTACTGTACATCAAGGTATTTACCGTGGAAATAAATCAGGGTTGAGTATATTTACAGCAATAGGCGGTTTAGGTAAACCTACCGCAAAATTAAATGAATTGAAAAAGCTTTTTAGCTAATATTAAAGTCTTTATTAATATCGATTAGCTTATTTAAGCCAGAAAGAAATTCTTTACCCAAAAGTACGGGTTCACTATTTTCAGTGCGATCACTAATAGTGAATTTTACATTTGGGTATTCTTTTTCCCCTAATTTAATATTGAAATGCATTATTGGTCTTTCTTCTTTAATACCAGACCCTATATTAACCGTTGCGTTATCTAATATTTTTTTCTTTACACGTTTACCTTCTATAGTATCAAATTCAACTTCATCACCGTTTTTAGATATATTGATACCATGTAGCACGTTAAAAGCATTATTACCTGTATCTACTTTGCATACCGTGTCACCTATACCATCTATATAAATTTTTTCTGTATTACCCAATACATTATCGTTGGTATATTCAAGCATTATATTATTAAGTGTTTCGTTAAATGTGTTCATAACATAGTTTTAAATGTGTTATCAAATAATATTTCTTTTCTGACTTTTCTACAAAGAACTATCATATTTGCTAATGCTTTGCGTGATTTACGTGCTGCTAATTTACTACCTTTATCATAAAACTTTTGATAATTATCAATAAACACGTTAAAATTGTCAATTAACAAATCACAAGCTTTATCAGATGGTAATAATTTATTCATATATATTTAATGTAACCTTTAGTATCTTCGGTTAAATCGTATTTAACCACATCGATTACAGGTATCCATTTATAGTTTATATGCTCATTACTTAATGCTATTTTTGTTTGATTGGTTTTACCTTTATACAAATATAAAGTGTTTAATTTTCTATATAAACGGTGGGTAAAGGTTTTTAAATCTGTTTCTTCTCTTACTTCTCTAACCAACCCTTCTGAAGGTGTTTCAGTAGTTTTTACATGACCACCAGGTAAATGCCATTTGTTGTTTTCTTTCTGTAAAAGCAACACCCTTCCTTTATTGTATAGGAATATTTTTGCAACGTATTTTGAATCACCTTTAGACATGAAATAATTTTCAAAACTCATATTATTTATTTTTCCAATTTACTCGTTTTGAACTTGTTTTTTTATACATTTTATTTTTTATAGATCTACAAGCCTGTTTAGTAGGTCTACATGCAGGGTAACTACCACCTTTCTTTTTAGAAGCTCTTCCACATGGACCACCTGTTTTACAATTTACCCAGCCATGGTAAGTTTTACCCGTTTTAGGGTCTCTTGCTTTTCTTTTAAACCATTGATGTAAGTTATCCGATGCTTCGCAATAACTTTTAAATGTTTCCATATTATTTTTTCTTTTTCCAAATTTTACCTTTTCTACACTTTACCATAGCTGCAGATCTATAAGCAGATGTTTTGGTTCCATATGCTTG